GGTCACGGACTTCGGTGCGCCATACTTGCGGGTCTTTTTAAGTTGAACTTCTGAAAGACGCTCTGCTGCGCGGGTAGCGGTACGATCAGCACCTGTGCGCTTGGCAAAATCATCCTTAGCGTCAGCAATACGCTGTTGGCGCTTTGCTTCAGCCACTTCAGCAGCCTTACCCGTCTTACGGGCCATAGCCTTTGCGTGGTCCTTTTCGATGTCCGCCATGCGCCGATCATACTTACCTTGAGCGCCACCTCTGGAGAACTTTTTCATTGTGTGTTTCATGTCTCTAGTCCTTACCTAGCCATCTTTGCACGGTCTTCGTCTCATATATACGAATTGCCGTCCATATAATAGTAAACAACGCTGCGACTGCTGGGAGCATAGAAACCATTGTCCCGACAACCGTGAAGAGTGAAGCCGCATCTAGAGCGTACTTGAAGGTATCCTGTCCTGTTGGCATCTTTAACAATCCCATTTCCGAAGCGACAGGGCTTTACGAGTAGGGCGACCCTTCTCGTCTTTCATAGGACCGGGCATACCTGACATGCGGGCACAAAAGCTTTTACGTCGTGCTGCTGACTTAGGCGACTTCGCGGCTTGCTTGGCACTAACAGGAGGCTTAATGTTTTGTCCTTGCGCTTTTAGCGACGCACGACCTTTGGCGTTCAAGCCGCCTTTAGGGTCCTTGCCTTCCTTGCGTGTCCAAGCAGGCGTCTTGGCCATTAGCAGACCTTCCCACGAGTTTTGCCCTTGGTAGCGCAGCCATCGGCGCGCTTGGAAGCAGAGGAGACCGAACCGCCCTTTTTGAAACCCGGAACGCCACGGCCCTTGAGTACGTCAGCCCGAGTGACCTTGCCGTCACCAGTAAGATCGGGGAGTTTACCACCTTTTTTAAAAGATGTTGAAAATGTACCGCCTACTTTGCCGCCACCCATAGGGCTTGCGCCGACAGATAAACTGCCCTTACCTACAGGTATACCCCTAAGCCCAAAGACCTTTCCAACAGAAGTTGGTATTTTACCGACGCTCATTTTGGAGTTACTAGGTGTAATACTACGACCGCCGCCGCCTCCGCCGCCGCCACCGATGCCAAGATTACCGCGATTACTGCTGTCCATACGTGGAAGCCTGTAATCTAGATTTTGAATGTTTATACCGGAGTCCGACCCGGGCATACTACCGGTTACAACAATTTCATCACCAGCAGCGTACCGCTTTGTTTTCTTGGCCATTACACGAACCGCCCTTTTGTTTTGCCCTTGGTAGCGCAGCCATCGCCACGCTTAGAAGCAGAGGAGACCGAACCGCCTTTGGCCATTTTCTTGACCTTGCCGCCCTTGCGCATCGCGGGGGCTTCTTCAGCTACCATTACTTCGTCCATCATTGGACGAGCACGCATACCTACGGGGGCTTCTTCAGCTACCATGATATCTTCCATCATTGGACGACCGCGCATACCACCAGCAGCCTCTGCTGCCTTCTTCTTCTTGGCTAACGCCATACCTAAAACGCCAAACCCACCACTACGGGCGATCTTATTAGTTATTTTTGGGTTAGTTGCTGCGAGTCCAGCAAGGCCGAACATACCACTTTTTGCAAGTTTCTTCAACATTATGCCGCTTCCTTCTTTGAGGGGACTATCATCGGATAGAGGACGTCCGTGCCAAATTCACCTTCATACTCTTGCACGCCCATGTGGCCCAGCTTTATGGTCGGATCGACCCAGACTTCAAAACCTACTTCACGAGCGCGGTCACAGAAGAGGTAATCCTCCCCGATGTAACCCTCGTCGGTCTTCATGAAATCAAACATGCAGGGGACACTACGCTCTGTGCGTTCGTCGTAATAGCGCCACTCAGGGTGAGCAGCGTCAAGGGTCTCAAATACATCGCGGCGGACCATCATGAAGGCTGTAGCTACGCGCTTAGCACGGACAAGGCCCATGCTGTTCATAGTAAGCTCACCGTTATCATCTTGGTCAAGGGTGGCGATGTATGTCTTAGTAGTGCTGCGCGTACGTGGTACACCAGCAACAATGCCCTTCTCAGGGTCTGAAGTCCAAGCCAACAGGCGGAAAACATCAGCAGCTTCAAAATTAATGTCACTGTCGATGAACATCAAGTCCGTGCAGGTAGAGTCCAGCATATCCTGCGCGAGCAGGTTGCGAGCACGGGAGACAACAGAGCAGCCGCATATGCTACCGATCTGAATGTCAATCCCGTGCTGCTGAGCTTGCTGAGCAAACCTAGCCAATGAAATAGCCAACTTCAAAGAGACCTTGAAGTCATAGGATGGAAGCGCAATAAATACGCTACGTCCAGCTAGGTCATAACCTTTTTCGTTCTGCATATATCACCCGTAGAAAAGAACGGTGGAGGCTGTGTTTGTCACAGTACCATAAACCGCGCTTTCAGCAAGGATGCCCTCACCCGGAAGAGCCATATATATAGACCCTGCATTCGCCGCTGTGGGGGTATTAAGTGTCAACAACGTGCTTCCACCGTTACCATTAGCAATCACCACAGAACCAGCGGAAGCACCACACACTGCGTAGATGCCCTTAATACGAACACGCGCAAGCGCATTAGTACCTTGGTCTAAAAAAGACCCAGTAGTGGTTAGCGGAGCAGTAGCCTTAACATCAGTTTGCATAGCCATAGGATTGGCCTCCTATTAAGTGGCTATTACGAAGTAGCAAACGGCGTAGCAACTGTGCCCGAACCAAGCAATGCACCTTGGATCAACCACTGGGTTGCAGTGACAGCCGTGATGGTGAAGTACGAACCAGCGATACCGCCAGTGGTCGTACCGTTAAGGTTGATCGAGCGGATAGTCGTACCATTAGCAAAGAAGGTAGTATCAGTGCTGGCGCTGACAGCAACGAACGCCGAACCCAACAAGAAGTTGCTTGCAGCCGTGATGACCTTAACCGCAGTGGCAGCGGTAGGCAGGAAGAACCTGTATTCAGTGCCGAGGTTGTTAGGGCTGTTTGGATCAGAACCCGGACCAGCAGAAGACGGATCAGCCGACGCGTTAAGCGTAGGCAGCGTGATCGTGGTCGTCGCGGCAGTAATGTTCATGATACGGCCAGAGTAGGTAACGTCATCAAGCGTCAACGTGGCAGTCGAAACTGCTTTAATTATACCGGGGCCGTCTGAAATAAAACCGTTCAATGAGCGAACGGGACCTTGGAAAGTTGTAAGCGCCATAATAATATCTCCGTGTAGTAGCACATTCCCACACCATCGCTACTACGTCTGCTAGGACAGTTGATGCAGGATAAAAACCTAGTAGGTGTAAGCATACACCAGACAAATCAAAAGGGGAAGAGGTTTCCCTCCTCCCCTCTTAAAGTTCTTAAGTAGAACCGGATGAACCGAACATACCGAGCGGGTCAGACCAGCCGAACGAGTAACGCTCGCGGGCCTTGTAACGCACGTTGCCGGTATCGAAGTCACCGTCCATGCCCGTGCTCATTGGAGTACGAACAAAGTGCTTCAGGCCGTTTGGAACGTCAGTGGTCAAGAACCATGCGTTCGTGTCGGTCAAGAAGTGGTTGACGGCATAACCTTCTGGGATCGAACCGTTGTTCTTGATAGCGTTGATATCGTTATCAGCCGTACCGACGCGAAGTTCGGTTTCGAGCAGACGAGTAGCAACAAACATCAAGTTTGGTGGAACAATCAACTTACGTGGCTTCGCAGCGATCAACAGACCACGCTCGTCAGTCCAAGCAGCAATCTGAATGACTGCGGCTTCAAGCGACGTTTCGTTAAGGTCAGTCTGCGTTGCAGGCGTGTTCGAGTTAACACCACCAGATACCAACGGGTGAGCCGTCGAGAACAATGCTACGCCATCACCACCGGGGTAGGATGCACTAAAGCCGTTGTTCAAAACCGCAGCCGCTTTGGTCTGCTTGGTGTAGGACATCGCACGAGCAAGGGCCTTAGTATAACGAGCCGAGAGGCTGTCATACAAGTTATCTTCAATCGCTTCTTCAGTCAGCGAGAACCCGAGGGCAATCGTTTCATGGGTGTAGCGAGCAGTGAAGACTTCCTGACCATTGTCGTATGCGATGGCCGAACCTTCGTTCTTAACCGGAGCAGCGGAGAAGCCCGACAGCTTGGTTTCTTCTTCGAACGAACGCTCGGAGGTTTCGGTGTCAAAGATTTCCTTATGCTCTTCGCCGTAGCGATCATATTCCAAGCCAAACAAAGCGTTTAGGCCCGGGAGGAGTTCCTTGAGGAGTTGTGCGCGTGAAATTGCCATGTCTTAATACTCCCCTTAGACGCCGGTTGGGTTGAGATAAAGATGCATACCTTGGTTCCACTTGACAACAACTTCCGTATAGGAACCTGCCGCCGACTGGGTTTCAGAAATGACATCAATGATGCGGATAGGGAACGTCGAGGTAGTAGCAGTGGTATCATCAATAGCCACAGCCGAGTTACCGGTAATGGTCGAACCTGTGTTCTGTACTAGAACGGCGTTATTACCTACCGCAGTGCGGTTGACGTAGCCAATAGTGGTAGTGGCCGAGACTACAGCAACTTTATACAGTGCGTCAGGGTCATCCTGCACGAATGCAACGATGTCTGAAGCAACAGTGTTAGCTGGGTAGTACTGACGGAATGTTAATCCAAAGGTTGGGTCGGTATACGAGCAACCAAGGAAAACGCCGACAGGGGTAGCCGAGCTTGTGCCAACGTCTTTATCGAGCGTTCCCGAGCTATTCAACTTTACGACGTCACCAAAGAAGATGGACGTTGCAGAAGCAGAAGTGATCGGAATCGAACGAGTAGCGCTGGCAAAAACCTGACCGCCGATCAAATTGATCGGAATGAGACCATATGGTCCCGAAACGGAGGGGTATGCCATGTTTCTAAACTCCTAAGATTATTTGCCTGAACCGAACGATGTTTTGGACCTACGCTCCGTAAAGAGCGGCATCCTCGGATCGTTCTCGCGCATGAAGTTGCTATCCACGGATTCATTCTGGGCTTGGGTCATCTGCTCAAAGTGAGCACGACGCTGTTCCATAAACTCAGAAGGAATTTTGCAAAGCAACAAACCTGCGACTTCGATGTTGTCCTTAAAGCGGCTATCCGGGTCGGTTATATTTTGGAACTTAGGTTGTTCCTCAATACGAACGGGTTCCCAGCCTTCACGAAAAGCCGACGAAGTATTGCGAGCATCATTCTGCCCCAGTGTCGATACACGTACCCAGCGGTACATATATCCGTCTAACTTATCAGGCTCAGGCAGCGTTGAAGCTGGTTGCCAAGCCTTAGGCCGTTCGGCCTGTGCACGAGTATCTACATCACGTGTAATACGATTTTCAGCCATTTCTGTTCTCCTTAGCAACTTCACGAGCATACTGCTCGGGGGTTATTCCCAACTTTTTAGCGATTGTTAGTTGGGACTGTCTCAACACGATCTTTTTGGAGGATGTGCTTCGTGACGCTGAGGCGACAACGGCTGATTTATTTGCACGCGAAGCAGGTCTTGTGTCACTGCTAGCTGGTTCAGAATCCCCGAAATACTCAGGAAAACGACGACGCATCGTTGTGTCGATAACGCCCCAATATTCGTCAGTACCGATGTACTTATCACCGTACTGTTTTTTGAGCTTTTGATCTAGCCCTATAGCTGAGGCGGTCATTTCCTCATCCAGACCAAACCATTGATTGCGCTCTTGCCACGCAGTTGTTTTCTGATCTGGGCGCGGGATTTGGACCGCTTCCGATTCAATTTGTACCTCAGTTTCTTGAGCTTGTAAAGTGGGTCTGTAATTAGCAAGTTGTTCGAGCTTATATTGAGCAGTATTTAACTTTTCTTGAGCGTCGAGTATCTTGTCTGTGTCCCCCGCTTCATAAGCATCACGGTAAGACCTACGAGCTTCAGAGAGTTCGAACTCTACGTTTTGCTTAACACTACCAACCAATGACTCCTGCCCATAGGCTATTGTCTGGCGAAGCTGTTCGGCTTCTTGGCGATAGCGCTGCGCAGCAGTAAGAGCCTCGTTCTGTTCGCGCTGATAGCGTTCTTTTTCACGGCGCTCATCATGCCAGACCTTCTTCATCTGCTTTAGACGAAGCTTGACCTTTTCAGAATACTCTTCGAGTTCGTCGGCTTCGAGTTCGTCAACGATCTCCTTCGGCATCGGCTCTCGGCCTCGGTCGGCCTCCGGGGTATCGTCTTCTACCTCAATCTCGGGTTTACTAACTTCAGTGTCAGTAACGGTATCATCTTCAACTTCCCACTGGAAGTCATCTTTCTCTTCAGTCATTTGTGCCTCCTAGGCTTATGCGCGTGAAATACCTCTGGGGTCTTCAACCACCCCTTCGATTGCATCATCGTTAATTATACGGAACTCTCGCCCATGAATTTTGACGCGGGTACCAGCGTGTGGACGTACAAGGACAAAATCGCCCTCCTTACACCAAGGGCCACTGGGGAACCGTTTCTTGTCCTTATAGGCGTCAGGACCAACTTTCATGACAAACAGCGTAATTGTCAGCAATCCTTCATGTTGAAGGGTAATATCCGCCTTGATAATCCCGCCCTCAGTCGTCTTCTCGATGTCCGGAATTGCGCAGAGAATGCGGTATCCAGATGGGTCAGGAAGTTGTTTAGGCCGATCTTCGACAGCAAATTCGGATGCTGCGCCGACCTTGGGGATTGGACGCCCCCCAACATCAATAAGGTTAGTCATCATCAACCTCCATGCGTTCTGCGGTTTCGATGATGATATTGTTAGCTACGAGCAAGCCACGGTAGATACCGCAAGCGTACTTATAAGCTCCAAAATCAGCAGCGTTACCCATTGCCATGTCTGCTTCAATAACTCTTAATTCGTCCTGCACCTTTTTTGACAGGTGCCTGAGTAAATCACTCATTCAATTACCTCTTCTGTTGTAGGAGAAGCCGGGGTGGCTCCCCTTTGTTGCTGGTTCATATTCATCTGCTCACGGGCAATTTCCATACCGATGCGTAGACCCTCAGCCTCTTGTTTGGCGTCCAAGTCACCCTTAGACGTCGCAAGTTTTGCACCGACCTGTAAGCCAGCGATTTCTTCTTGGGACTCGATGCGCATCTGCTCAAGCTCGATACGGTCGTTCTTTTCAGCAGCATCAATCATCAGCTTTTGCTTTTTGAGTTCAAGCTCACCCTGCTTAATCTGAAGCTCTTGCATCTGCATCTGGACGATTGGGTCCTGAGCCATCTGCTGGTTCTGTTGTTGTTGCGCTTCAGCCTGCTTCTTTTGTGAAAGCTGTTGTGCAGCGGCGGCTGCGAGACGTGAAACCTGAAGCTCTGTATCTTCGCTCATCTCAGCATTAGGTGGCGGAAGCGGGACGCCCGCTTGTTCTTCTACCTGTTTGCGATAGGAGAACGCCAAATGCTCTTGCATGTGCGCCTGCATAGCAGCCATGACGGTCTGGCCTTGTGGGTTCTGGCCAATCATCGCCATAACCTGCGGGTCTTGCATCATTCCTGTATGTACAGCTATATG